GCAAAAGGTGTTACCAATTCATTCATTTGTTGTTGATACTCTGTTCTTAAAGTTATTACATATGTAGTCTCAATATATGTTGGCATTGGCATTGATACCCACTGGTATACAATTTTGTTGTTTTTCCTGGGAAAATTATATTGGTCTTCTACTCTATAAGAGTCTGCATTCGCAAAATTAGATGTCTTATCTTGATTTAATATTCTTTTATAAACTATTGAACCGCCGCGGCTATTTCTGTCTACATTCCCCCAAAAAATACCTTTCCTATTCATATCTTTTACAACAAACGTACGCTCAATTGTAATCAAAGGAAGAACTAATGTTCCTGAGCCGTCTCTTAAATCTTTGTCATTTTTTATTTGATACGCTCTTTCTGCGGAGGCCCAAATAATTGGTACTTTTTTTCGACCTTTGTTAGTCGTTGTTTTTAAATCTAACTCTTCATTAAGATGCTTAAAGACAGCTTCATCGATAGTTTCTAGTGTCGAGGGTATAATTGGAATTTCTCTACGTGGCATCGAATGTTCCTCTGCGAGATTTAATACATGTTGCTTCTATTTCCATTTTATGATCTGTCTGACCAAACAATTGCCTTGGTTCATTTAAAGTAACTATTTCATAATGTGTGTCGCCATATAAAACAAAGTCACCTTCTCTTACAAATAAATCTTGATCTTCAGTTAGGCGCCTTTTGTGAAAATGTATAACAATGGAAGGCTTCCTGTCAATTCCCATGCTTGTTGTTTCAGTAGTATAACCTTTCCAAACAACCAATGCATAAACTCTAATTGGAGGTAAAAATGTTTTTTCTATTGCTTCTCCATATAAAGAATGAAAATTAGTATGTTCCATACTTATGGGGTAATACAATACTTGTTGGCCTATAACACGCTCAATAAGCTCATCGTTAACTTGTTTGACAAGATTTCGTTCCTTTTTCCCAACAAACATTGGAGGAGGTGCTTGGCTAGGCTGTGTCCATTTCTCAGTTGGCATTTTTTTATTATCCTAATACAATAGGTACAGGATAAGGAATTTTACCATGTACGCCCATTGTCGATTCTGCCATAAGAGCCTCTTTTTCAACTAATTTAGCATATGTAAGTTCGTCCAGCGTTGTTTTTAACTCTTCTCTTAGCTTTTCTTGTTCTGCTTGTCCTTGGCTAATTAAATCACCACCATTTAAGCTAACAGCTTCTCCAGGTATGGGAATAGAGCCAAATTTACTTCGTACCTGTCCTAAAGTTTCTTTACTGAGTGCTAAAGTGAACCTTCTAATCCATTGTTTACCAATGGCATTAATATTTACAAATGGAATATTTTCAAATGGTAAGGTGTTCATATTATTGACACCATCAATACCATCATCTTTTTCAGTGTCACGATCCCATATATCATCTTTAACGTAAAAATCAAACCAAATATAGCCTGGAGATCCAATATGTGGCGACGGGAAAAGTCTTAATCTATTGTTTTTAATTTCATACGAATAGTGGCTATTTCTAGTATAAATTGCATCTTCAAAGGCCATTGCTTGAAGTTTATTTTGCCAGGCCGGAATAATTTCAAAAGTTGAATCATCGGCAAATTGCCCATAGCTAGCCAAATCGCCAACGGTATTTAAACCACCATAATAGCCATAAAATCTCCACATAGCGTGCGGCGTTTTATACCAAACTTTGGTTATATGGATTCTTTTATTGTTTATTTTATTTTCAAGTTGGGAGTCAGGATTATTATCATAATCTCCTTCAACAATTTCTTGTAAATCATAATCTTGTATACTTGCTGTTGTTGCAAAAGAAGCTGAATATATTCTTGTGGCGCCGCCAAAGCCAGCTTCGGTTGCCATACCATCTCCAATTTTTTTACCATAAGAAAATTGCCATTTGGGATATCTAAGGTTAATCTTGTCTTTATGATCTGCGCCGATTTTTTCGCCGTCATGATCAAAAGTACCAGTTGCCGCGCCAAGTGCACTTCCTAGAATGTTTTTAGCTTGATGTACATTAACAATATAAGAATATTCCAATACAGCTTCTTCATATGCTGAAAATATGCTTCCTGTTGTTATTTCAATATCTAAGACGTCTCCGCCAAGTTTTTTATAGGTATACGCAACTTGATTGGCAGCTGCTTCGCAAAAATATTGGGAGAACATATTAGTACTTGAATCTGAATAGATTTGAAATGGTAGCTCAGCGTTGTCTTTTACATCGCTAGCAGTGCTTCCTGTTGGAAGTGTGATTTTGCTTGTTTGACTCGAAGGTGTTAAAGTGGGTACTGCCATTCATTTAGATCTCCTCGCTATAATTAGTTGGCAGTACTTTAAAAAATCTAATTTACTTTTTCTTTGCGGGTTTTCTTTTTCTTGCGGATTTCTTTTTAGAATCTGGCCTTTTTTTTCGGGGCGAAATTTTGCGAGATTGTTTTTTTGGTTTTGGCTCAGATATAACAGATTCATCAATTTCTTTTATTATAACTTTAGGAACCTTTTTCTCTTCAACCTCTTTTCTCTCTTCAACAACTTCTTCGTAGGTTTCAGTAGTTGTGGTAATCGCTTCCTCTAATGCTGCTTTAAACTTTGCAAACTTTGCTGCAAATTTTCTTGCAAATTTTGGACTAGTCATCCGGCGCTTTTTCTTTCCCATAGTAAACTCCTTTTGTTGATATTATACAATATTATGTTAAAGATTTTAAAAGAAAACCCCTCTCCGCAGAGAGGGGCTTAATGAGAAGATTTTATACAAGACCCCATTCGAGTTCTTCATATACAATGCCCATAGTAGAACTAGCTGCATGGATATGATACATAAATGGTGTGACAAGGTCGCCTGAGTCAAAAAGAAAGGAACTACTTAAGGCAGCGTTCGTAAATTTTGCCCCATCTAGGTAATAAGTAGGCGAGCCGGACTTATCAACCTCCACTTTAAGCTCGTGAGACTCGCCATCGGCCCATGTAGTGGCGTCGCCGTGCTCGCTGTCAGTGACGGTGGTTGCATTATTAAGGATTGTTTCTATAAAGAATTTGCCTGCATTGACATTAATTGCTGCCATATCGGTATAATTGTCCACCGTCGCGTTGGGCGCTACCACTGGTTTGAAACCAATTAAACAATCGTCTGTGTCTGAAACGTCTACCAAAGTAAATCTACATCGAACGAAAAACTTTGGACTAGTGCCGATTTTAAAGTAATCGCCATTTAAAACACCCTTTTCTGTCGCTCGTCTAGCCTCCCATTGAAGGCCAAAGTCGTCAGTTGCAATATATGAATAATTCATTCCGTTTGTAGCAATTGCTGGGACGACGTTTGTAGCTTGGTCGCCGATATTAGTTACATGTAATCTCATGCCGGATGAATATTGATGAATATTGGTAATAGTATCGGCGCCGGGAACCCATTCGACGCCCGTATCGGTGGCGTCGCCCGTTCCTCCGCCGGAAAGCAAAGAAGCGCTCAAAGAACCAGTTGGAAAAACAATCGGTTGTTGGTCAAATGTGCAGAGGCTGCGACCTGCAGCGCGATATGCATTTGCTCCCGATAATGTTGGATAGCTTACAAAAGCTTTCATTAGCGCTTCAAGGCGCGCCAAACCTACTCTCTTAGTACCCATGTTAGAAACCCTCCCTTGGTAAAACCATTTATAATCATGTCCGCGTTCCACACATGGGAACGGAGATGGGTCGCATTGCCCATCCAATAACTAGGTATCGAATCTTTCGATTCTGTTTATAAATAGTATTCAGATAAAAGAAAACCCCGATCTCTCGAAAGAAATCGGGGTTAACTCAAAGTTACTTTAACTTTTAGCTAGTTGCGCCGGCCTCACCAAGGAGTCCGCGTACAACTACTAGACCATACATATCAGGTCGAACCATCTTCTTAGCGTAACGAGTCATGACACCCTTACGTGGTACGAAGTCTTCCGTACCAAAGATAGTGGGAGTAACCTGCAACGGTACATAAGGAGCGTAGACATAGCCACTCTCCAAGAAACTACCGCCTTTACGGCCAACTAAGCAAAGATTACGTGGGAAGTACGGATCAACGTAAACATCCCATTTCTTGCTAAGATTACCAGCTTTAACAGCACCAACACTACCCTTGTCATCGTCATGGGTAATATTAGCACGGAAACCACTAGTAAACTCAAGAATATTAGCAATCTCGGGGCTAGTCACAAGGAACGTAGCTCCTCCGCGAAGAGTTTTACGGTGAATCTGTGCAGAGACATCATTAAGAGTCTCTACAAGAGTCTCGTACCACTCAGAAACGGTACCGGTGAAATCCGGAGCAGCTGCGGTTGCACCAAGCTCGGTGCCTTTTGTACGATGTACAAAAAGACCAGGCGAACGAGACCAGTAATACGTACCAGCAGTTGCGCCTTGGACGAGATCGTTAAGAATCTCACGGTCAATTTCAAGAGCAATATGCTCAGAAAGAATTGATGTAAGCTCAACTTCTGCATCAAGGTTGTGATAAGCATTGAGGTCTTGACCAAGCTCGGGAGACCATTTGGCCTTGAGCTTTTTGGTAATTGCAGTCACAGCAATCGAGTCGACCTTAATGTCGATTTCAGCAATTGTGTTTTTGTTGACGGTACCGGTGGCTCCGCGGTTTCCAGTGCCAGGGCTTGGCTCTTCAAGTCCCCAAACATTGTTACCAACAACTGCTCCAAGAGCATTGGAAGCTGCGAAGGTGTCTACGATAGGCACAGAAAGGGCATGGTTTCCACCAGCCGCTGCCAATGTGGCTGCAGTGTCCGTATCGGTGACCCAATACATACTGAGCTTTCTTCCGGCGCTACCAGTGAGCACTCCACTTGCATTATGCCAGCCTCGATGAGTCAAACGACGAACGGCCTGGCCATTCTGGGCCTGGAGATTCATTTCAGACTCTGTTCCGCTGGTGGTTGTGGTGTGTACCACGATACCTTGAAGCATGTCTAAATTGATCTTTGCAAAATCGGCGGCGCCTAGGCAAGCAACACCATGATAGACTCGACCTGTAGACTTTCCTAAGATATCTGGGTCATAACGAATCGCCTTTTTCTGTGCTTCCGACAAGTCGGCAATTTTAGTACCGTCAAGATCGAATAGCGCGTTGGTACCAGCGGTAGTCGTGGCTTTAATGTTAAACTCAGGGGAGTCCGAGGTTCCGTGATCTGTGTCGGCGTTAACGGCCATCGCAGTCAGCGTACCTGACGGTGAAGAATACACATTGCTCAAGTTATAGAAACCAGAGCCTGTGAGATCCGTAACACCACCGGTAATTTCTGAGGCAACAACGGCGCCACCATATACTGAGTCGCCGGCTTCGATACCACCGCGAGCAGATTCGTAGGTAAAGTCCAGGAAAAAGATCAGACCAGAAGGCAAGCTCATAGGCTGAACGCTAACAAGATCGTTAGCAACAAGTCCACCGAAAACTCGGCGAACAATCGGGA